CCACGGTCAATGGTCCGATTTCCCTCCCGCTCCTGCGGAAGATCGTGAAGAACCTCGACGCCAACCACGGCAAGCCCGTGAACAAGATGCTCTCCGCGAGTGATAAGTACGGCACAACCCCGGTTCGTATGGGGTTCGCCGTCTACATGCACTCAGACCTCAGCCCGGACGTGCGCGACTTGGCAGGCTTCGAAGATGCCTCCAAGTACGCCTCGGGCGCTCCGCTCCCTGGTGAGCTGGGCAAAGTGGAAGACTTCCGATTCATCAAGCATCCTGACTTGCCTCCGATCCAGAACGGTGGAGCGGCAGTAGGAGCAACCGGACTCCAGGCGACCACGGCCAACATCGACGTGTACCCCATGTTGATCTTGGCGATGGATTGCTTCGGACAAGTCGCCCTCCGAGGGGAAAGCGCCCTCCAGCCGACCTTCTTGCCGACTGGGCATAAGGATAAGGCCGATGTGTTTGGGCAACGCGGCTACGCTGGAACCATGTGGTGGAAGGCGATCGTGCGGCAGAACGAAGGGTGGATGGCGACGTTGAACGTCGGCATTCGCCTGATCTAAACCCAGGGAACGTCCTGAACCGATAACCGAGCAGAAGAGAGGGGTTCCTTATGAGCATGAAAGATACACTCACCCGATTTGCACAGGGGATTGTCGATGGGTCGAGCCGTCTGGCACTCATCAACATCCTCAGTGCGATCTTCGATCGAGCCACGAGCAAGCAGCTCAATTCAGCCGCACTGGTCATTAAGGGCGCGGCGAATACCCTGGTGAAGACAGGCGCCACGGCCTGTCACGCGATTGCCGGTGGAGCACTCCGCTCCATCGCAGCCGCGACGGATATGGCAGCCCTGTCTGGGACTGTCACGAACGCGAAGTTCAATGTCTACGTGTTTCTGATCGATTCAGCCGGCACGTTGACCTCCTCGATGGGAACGGAAGGCGCGACACTCGCTGCCGTGCTCTTCCCGGATATTCCACAAGGGAAAGCCGTGATCGGGTTTACGATCATCAATCCGACCGGCACTGGCAACTTTGTTGGTGGAACCACGCAGATCGACGATGCGACCGTGGTACCCAATGCCGTCCACGTCAGCGTGGTCGGGGCATTCGATCCCTCGATCAAGGTCTCGTAGGACGTGAGGGAACAGCAGACACGATATTGAGTCACGATTTGAACGAAACGAAGGGAGTTACGTTATGGGAAACCCGTATGAAATCGCTCCAGTGACACAGAACTATACCAAGGCGGCTCTGGTGGCCGGAACGACCACGACCGTCACCACGACCGTCACGGCGCATTACTCCATCAAGGGGGTGATGTATACCAAGACCGCGATCACCAACGGTGCCACGCCAACCACGGACGCGGCCACAGGGCTCGCGTTTGTGCCGATCACCTTCCCGAGTAACGGGTGTAAGTTCATCTGGGGATTGGATTCCGCTGGCGCACAGAAGGTGGTGCAGGGACCAATCCAGGCCTTGGATGCGGCTGGTGCTTACATTGTCGCACCGCAGTTCGGTGGCGTGCCCGATACGATGTGCCCCCTGGGCGTCATCGACATCAAGCTGGGCGCCACTGCCGTCGCGAACTGGCTGTTCGGGACGAATAACCTGTCTGGCGTGACCGGTGTGACCTATACGTTCTCGGACATCTCCACACTGCCAGGTCGCCCTCAGGCCTAAGTCGTCGGGGTGTTGTTTCTCTGGGGGCCATCGCACGATGGTCCCCCGTTCATCTACAAGGAGGATCTATGCCAAGTGCTACGGCCACTCGGATCACCAAGAAGCAGTCAGGTACACCGTCAAAATTGCCTCCCGTCAGTGTTCGCACCGGAGAGCTGCAGCCGGACGATCAGAAGATCGAGCAACTGCCGACGATCGACATGGGGCTGGGCGATACACACTTCGATCGACCGACACCCCCTGACCTCACCGTAGCCGAGAAGCCACTGGAGAAGGATCAAGCCATGCTCCTCGCCTTCAACGAGGAACCCGTCACCATCGTCTGCAACCAAGGGGCGGGCGATCATGCACCGTTGTTTGTCGAGGCCTGGGTGCAAGGTAAGGGCATTGAACGGTTGTTTCCCGGTCTGGGATGGGTGGAGGTGAAGCATATCCCCGTCGAAGTCGAATGTACGATCAAGCGGAAGTACCTCGAAGTCTTGCTTCGCAGTAAGGTCTTGCTCATCTCGACCCCGGAAGATAAGGCCGATGGCAGCGAACCGAGAAACCTCGTGATTCGGCGCTCCGTCAACATGCAGTCTGTGACGATTATTGAGGACCGTGATCCTCCTGGAGAAGTCGGCTATCGGCGCGAGTGGGCGAGACGGATTCAACGTCTCTCGATCTAGTCACGCTCATCCTGGAGATACGCCATGCCGATTGGTGTCCCGGTAGGCCTGGGGGATGGACAGGCGACCTTTCTCGAAATCTGTCAGCGCGTCGTGCGCGAGTGCCGTATTGCCCAAGGCAAAGGGGTGCTCCCCACGACCGTCACCGATCAAATCGGCATGATGCGGAAGGTCGTGGACTGGACAGGGGAAGCCTGGTTTCAGGTCCAGGCCATTCACGATAACTGGCGCTTCCTGCGTCGGGAATGCTCGTTTGCCGTGGTCGCAGGACAGGCTGAATACTCGACGGTCGAATGCGACATCGATCCCGGCACCTTCAATCGCTGGATGCTCGGCACCTTTCGCAGCTACCTCACGTCCGTTGGGCCCTCCAGCGAGATTCCCATGGGCGACCTCGACTACGATTCCTGGCGCAACACCTACAAACTCGGCACCTGGCGCACCACAAAGTCTCGCCCGATCTACGTCACGCAGCTCCCGAGTAACGGTCTTGGTCTAGGACCGACACCACTGGACGGCTACACCATTCTGGGAGACTTCTACATTGCGCCCGTTCGAATGGAAGTCGATGAAGATGTTCCTGCGCTCCCGATCGCGCACAGCTATTTGATTGTCGTCTATAAAACCATGATGGAGTTCGGTCTGTCAGAGGCGGCACCGGAAGTCTACGCACGAGGCGAGAGGCAGTACAAGACGCTCCTCGCTCAACTGGAACGAGACCAAATGCCCTCTGTGCGGTTAGGAGGCTGTCTCCGATGAGTCCCGCGACCCTCACCTTCCCCAAGATCGACACGGATCTCGTCCAGTTCGTCGGCGGACTCGATCAGGTGACGCCCACGTTGCGTCTGAAGCCAGGAGTCCCGCACGAGGCGCTCAACATGGAGTGTAACGTCTTGGGTGGGTTCTCGCGTATCGGCGGGTATGAGCGGTTCGATGGTCGCACGAAACCCTCCACGTCCACCTACTCCATCGTACAGGTCGAAGCGATGCTGGTGACTCCTGTTGTTGGGCAAACCCTCACCGGCAACACCACGGCGACCACCGGCTCGATCATTGCGGTAGGCGATGTCTACGTGGTGCTCACCTTGATTGTCGGGGCAGGCTTCTCGACGACGGAGCAGGTGAAGGTGGGGGCCACGGTCATCGGACAGGCCACGGATGTCACAGTGGAGATTACGCCACTGCTCAATGCCCAATATCTGAACCTCGCGGCGGACATCTATCGCGCCTTCATCGCGTCGGCGCCTGGGTCAGGACCGGCACGCGGCATCTGCTCACTGAATCTCTCCGGGGTGCATACGGTCTTTGTCTTTAAGAACAATGCTGGGGCGACGGGGTGCGATCTCTACAAGTCTACCTCGTCAGGGTGGACGCAGGTGGCCTATCTCAACGAAATCTCGTTTACGCTTGGTGGAACAGGCGTGCCGCTCGATGGGGACACTCTCACGCGAGGGGCCGATACGGCGATCATTAAGCGCGTCATGCTGGAGTCTGGGTCGTGGGCCGCAGGGACGGCAGCCGGACGATTCATCGTCACGACACCCGCTCCAGGGAATTTTACGGCCGGGGCTGGCACGGCCGGAGCAGTCGGTGTCACCCTCTCGGGAGCACAGACGGCCATCACCATGCTGCCCGGTGGACGGTTCGAGATGGAAGCCAGCAACTTCGGCGGGCAGCTCTCCAGCTTGCGGATCTACGGATGCGATAAGGTCAACCGCGGCTTCGAGTTCGATGGCGTGACGCTGGCACCGATCAAGACGGGATTTTCTACTGACGTGCCGACGCATATCAAGGAACATCAGACACATTTGTTTATTAGCATCGGGAGTTCAGCAGCCCATTCCGGCATTGGAACTCCCTACACCTGGACGGCGCTCTCGGGTGCGGCTCAGTATGCGACGGGCGATACGGTCACGGGGTTTTCGGTGCAACCAGGCGCCCAGAACGCGCCCGCCATGCTGATTACCGGGCTTACCTCCATGAAGATGATGTACGGGTCAGCAGCGGCGGGGACGAAT